GAACCAGTACCACTATTAGTAGTTACATCACTATCAGTAGGAATGAATAAACGTCCTGGCAATGTAGTATGTCCACTTCCATCTAATAATGTTAATGTTCTTGTTAAACTGCTAAATACACCAGTATACTATCTTACATAAATAGGTTCAGTACCATCATCAGCAGTAGCAATTTCCATATAACCAGCATTTGATGCAGTTGCAGCACCACCAACTCTCCATTGGTCATTATCACCCATAGTACCATAATTAATTCCTCGGAAAGCAGTACCACTATTAGAGAAAGTTAAATTGCCCTATAAATTTAAACTTCCAACTAAATCATTACTCCACGTCTTATCTCCTCTATAGAATTTACTACTATCAGAAGAGCCCATAATTTCATTCATGGACCAACTTACATTACCACTACCATCAACACTTTTACCTGTTGCTCCAATTGTTAGTGTGCGCGCGGTTTGCCATTTTGAAGCAGTATCAGCATTACCTTTCCAATCAACCATCTATGTTCCATCATGCTTAATACGCATTAACTAGGTAGTATTATAATATAATGCTAAATATGCATTACTAGAATCATCCCCAGACTTAATATACCAAGGACCGCCAGTGTGAAAATATGGTACAATTGTTATACGATTAGAATAAGTCAAGGAGCTCGGGGCAGAAGTAACTTCACGTTTTCCTACCGTTAGTACACCCTCTATTGTAGTATTACTACTAATGTACCCAGTCCCGTCAACATACAACTAATAAGTATTCCCACTAGTATCTGGGTCATAATTGACTCCTAATTTTCCTTCAATTTTAGTATTTCCCTAATTATATATCGTTAAAGCGTCTGCACTAGTCTTTCTTAACCGTATTCCAGACCAAGATGTGCTACCAGCGGCGTTTGGAATTACCCATACATTAAGCCATGTGTTATTGCTAGTATCAATATTTGATTCTATTATTCCTATTCTTAAATTATTATTATAAGAGCCATTAGTAATAAATTCTACAGCACTATAGCTAAGACTACCCGGGGTAGTACCTTTTGTCCAAGAAGTATTTTGTAAGTATAGATGCGGCGACCCATTACTAATTGTAATATTGCCTGTCATGTCAATTTTACCATTAAAACTACTAGCTCCATTCACATACAACTAATAACTACTATCATAATCCGCGCCAATCCCCACTTTCCCAAGGAAACTAGCATCACCAGTATCTAACTAAATATATGCGCGTCTAGCAGAGGTATTGCCGCCATGAAATTCAATCTTATCTGCAGTCCCATTCGCGGCGCTATCATATGTATATTTTATGCCATAATTACTTGCTCTATTACATCCAAAAATCCATATATTTCCGTTAACCTTAGCCTACAATAACGCATCAGAGATATTCGCAGCAGATTCATCTCCTATAACGCGTTTAGCTGACCAAGTATTTAAATTAATTAATTGAGATGCCATCTTGTCACCTCCTAAAAAAATAAAGGCATAGGGCAAGCCTGCCCTATGCCCAATTATATTATATCATATTTTGTAGAGAATTGTCAAATATTAACCTTTGTACATTTCCATCAATACTCGTACTTCGCGCACATTTTCAATTTCTTCTTCATGAATGTAATCATACAACGCCTACATAGCTGCGGGTGGGTCGCCTTTTTCTTTGCGGTAATTCGTTATAATGCGAGTCACCTATTCATGGAAATCGTCAATGTCTTTTATGCGCGCGGATGCTTTAGCAAAATAAGCATCGGCTAACATTTTGTCAGTTTCTTTGTAGTCCAGTGCGCACCTGGCATACTCTTCTGCTTGGCAAATTAAATTTTTAATTTGCTTGGATAAGTGTTTGATTACTAGCATGTGGATTCCTCCTTGTATATATGTTATATTAACCTTTTATTATTTCGGTTATAACTTCTTTTAAATTAGAAAGTTCTGGAACATCTTCTAATGTTTTCTTATCTGATTCAATTAGTCGAATCCAAATTTGAACTATCGCGCTATTTTTATTAAACATTAGAATCACCTCCAGCAACAAGTGTAGTTAATTCAGCAATTGCCATTTCTAATTGTGGAACAACTTGACTTAAATACTCTGTTAAACTATATTGTTCTTCATCATATTCATAATAATGATGCTCTTCTATGTCAATTCCTTCTTTTATATTAAAATGACGATATACATTTTCTTGTTCTATTTCTATAGTTTTAGGTAATTCATGGCTTCTTACGCCTATTTTAGTAATCATAATATCCCTCCTTCATTAACAATAGCTTAACCGCGCCCCAACAAAACGCTTATAAGCAGAAGAAGAATAATCTGCTGATAGTCTAAAAGGACCTGCTCCTACTCCATAATCCCAACCACCGCCAAAAGAAAGAATTGCCGAAGCTTGAACTCCACCATCATCAGCCCAGTATTTACTAGAAGAAGCTCCATCATTAAACACAATCGGCATAAATCCTGCTGCAGTATTTCCAATAACTTTTTTAATATAGCCATTAACATTAGACGTAATACCTGTTGAAGTAGTGTCATAAGTAGCGGTTACACCTTCATTACTATAACTATTCCAAGAAGTAACAAACGCTCTATTTTCATTAGTAGTTAATCCATCAATCCAAATCCAGATATTACCCCAAAAATCTTCTAGTCCAAATAAACGCATATGTTCTAAAGAAGTACCTCCATAGCACATGCCATTAGTAAGGGTACTAGTTGTAGCATCCATAACACCAGTAATCGTTCCATCTGTTGCCGCTGTATTGTATCCAGTAATGTAGGCAAAATTATAAGACCCACTTCCAGATGCTCCAGTAACTCCTGATCCTAATGCTGTTTGTCCGTCCAATGAACCATATTTTATAAGATATAAACATTGAATTGCTTTTAAATGGGCATATGTACTTTGTTGATAATGCGACCCATTTGCTTGTGCGGCAGTTCTAAACTCAGTTATTGTTTTATATGAAGAAGGCTACACGCCTACTATTGAACGTAATTTATTGTTCTAATCAATATATCCTTTAAATGCCCCTTCATAAAAATAATCTAAATCGCCTTCAGTTTCACGACTAAAGGCATCGTATGTGTAACGAGAATCCAAGGCAACTTTAATTGGGTCATTAGTGACTGATACGAATATATAATTATTTACTTTAAAAATACGATAAGCAAATTTTTTAAATTCAATCATGACGTCACCATCGGTTCCATCTAATATAGCTTGAGTGCCATCTGCTTTTTTTGAAAAATCTGTCGGGTCTAAATAATAATTAACCTATCCTGCCTAGAATACGCACGGTTTTATATTATTAAAAATCGGTTTAGTATCCCAAGATGAAGATCCCTTTGACATTGAGGCCGCGTCATCTAAATATATAATTGCTGAAGTACTATCACTATTATTCTCATCAATACGAATAGTATATTCTACATATTGTGGTGCAGGTAAACTAGCTGCTAATTGAGTATTAACATAAGTTTCAGTAGCTAATCTATTACCACCCGTTCCATTCGCGTTTGCGTTGACGTAGATATCTTTGGCTAGATGGAGGTCGCCGGTCCAATCGAGAGTTAGGGCATTGCTCTTATTATTACTGTCGATGCCGTTACCTACTACGAAAGCCTGAATAGTATCCCACGGGACTTGATCCCATTTTTCAGAATCAAACTCAGCGTCGTTGTTTGTTTCTTTGCAGCGATAGCAATCATAACTGTTCTTTACGTAATCCCCCACCGCGTACTCTGTGTTTGCAACCCAGTTTGCAATGGCAGTCATGTCCGGGTTATGTGTGCCGGAAGCATGTGTCGCCCTGCCGTTCGCTTTTGTATATTCTCCTTCTGTGTGTGAACGTTTTCCGCTTGCGGTTGTATAAAAACCTTCAGCATGAGCCTGTATCTCGCTTGCAGTATTAAACGAACCCTCGGCATGTGCACTGCTCCCGGAAGCTATTGTATTATATCCTTCAGCATGGCTATAAGAAGCTGAAGCCGTTGTGGAAGTGCCCTCTGCATGGGCTGTTTGACCGGAAGCCGTTGTTGTATCACCTTCAGCATGGCTCTTTGTACCGCTTGCTGTTGTTGAGCCGCCTTCTGCATGAGATGTTAACCCGGAAGCAGTAGTATTGTCACCTTCAGCATGTGCATTTACGTTTCGCGCCTTAGAAGAACTGCCCTCTGCATGTGAATATAATCCACTTGCTTCAACTCCGTTGCCGAACGCAAAGCTTCCGTCAGCAACAGTTGTAAGTCCTTTACGCCCACGGCTTAATGTCGTATTCAGTACTGTATCAGTCTTGTCTGCCTTTCCACTGATATCTGGCAATTCGCTTACTTTCGCAAGTTTACTACCACCAGTCGAATCTGCGTTACATCCAACATATACATCGCCCATTAGGCGCTCGTTACCATCCCAATCAAGTGTACGGGCATTTGAACGAGTATTGTCAGTTCCGTTACCAACAATTTCAAGATAATTTCCGCTTTCTTCCCATTTTGCTGCGGTAAATTCTGCGTCTGAGTTAGCAGTTTTACATTTATAAATAACTGTTCGTGTACGATTTGTATTTCCGCCATCAATGAAGGATACACTTTTCTGTACTAAATCGCCAACAGAATATGCTGTAGAAGCTGTCCATACCGGTGCAGAATCACCAATATTCATGCGGCCAAATACATGCTAAGCTAATCCAAGTGCTACAGTCGCCATGCCTTCTGCGTGAGACTAATTTCCGCTTGCTACGGCACTAGAACCTTCTGCATGCGCCTAAGTCCCACTGGCAATGCTGCCGCCACCTTCAGCATGAGCGCCTTCAGCCCAAGCATTGGTTCCTCCACCTTCTGCATGGGCAGAAGAACCACTTGCCGTTGTTCCGCCACCTTCTGCATGCGCCTAAGTCCCACTGGCAATGCTGCCGCCACCTTCAGCATGTGACGTATCTCCAGTCGCCCGACATCCCGCACCTTCAGCATGGGCAGAAGAACCACTTGCCGTTGTTCCGCCGCCTTCAGCATGGGCGCCGTAGCCTGTAGCCTAGCATCCACTCCCTTCAGCATGTGACGTATCTCCAGTCGCCCGACATCCCGCACCTTCAGCATGAGCCTCTAAGCCGGAAGCTGTTGTACTATATCCTTCCGCATGGGAACAACCTCCAGAAGCAACTGTATTTTGTCCCTGTGCGAATGAATAACCGCTGCTGGCTTCTACATTTTTACCAATAGCCGCACTATTGCTACCAACTGTAGTATTTTCTTTTCTCCCTAAACTAATACTCCCTGTAAATTCTGGACTTGCTTTAGGCGCGAGAAGAGATGTATCTGCGGTGGTAGCAACTTTAGTGCCACCGGTACCGTCAACATTAGCATTAACATATATATCTCTACCTATATGCACATCTCCAGTCCAATCAACAGTAAAAGCATTAGAATGTGTTCCAGAATTACCATTACCTATTACAAATTCTTGAATCGTATTTCCTTCTTTTCCGTCCCATTTATGCCAGTCATATGAAGCATCTGAATTATCTTGTTTACAAACTATTATATTACCATTTCTTAAAACTGCATCACCAACTTTATATTCGGTATTGGCTGTCCAGTCCGCAGGAGTAGTCATCTAAGCATTATATGCACCAGAAGCATGTGAAGCATTCCCATTCGCTCTTGTACTAGACCCTTCAGCATGAGCAGAAAGACCGGTTGCATAAGTGTTTTGTCCTTCTGCATGACTATAGTGACCAGATGCTGTTGTATCTCTACCTTCACTATGACTATAATCACCAGAAGCTGTAGAGCCCCTTCCTTCTGCGTGCGCATTTATACCACTAGCGGTAGTGTATTTCCCTTCAGCATGGGCTGAAGCACTACTAGCTATTGTTTCTTCACCTTCAGCATGACTATAGCTTTGTGAGGCCCATGTTTTACGGCCTTCGGTGTGACTAGCATCTCCAGAAGCATAAGTATTATTTCCTTCTGAATGAGCTCCCTATCCAGAGGCTAATGTCGCAACTCCTTCAGAATGTGCGTATGAAGCTGTTGAACGTCCACCGGTATAATCAGTTCCATTTATAGAAAAATTTCCTTCTCCGCCTTCCGCGTGCGAATATTCACCAGAAGCAACAGTTTTATATCCTTCAGTATGAGAATAACCTCCAGATGCAATGCTATTATAACCTTCAGCATGTGAAGCGAAGCCGGAAGAATTTGAATATACTCCTTCAGAGTGCGATGACCCACCTGTGGCACGAGTCTAATATCCTTCCGCGTGAGCGCCTGGCTAACCATTAGCAGTTAAACACTAAAAGCCTTCTGTATGGCTCGCCGCGCCAAGAGCCTAACTTAAATAAGTTACTCCTCCATACGTATAACTCCCACCATATCCTTCCGCGTGTGACATTGAACCACTAGCAATGGTACCATTACCTTCAGCATGGGTATTCTCGCCAGAAGCGACCGTATTACTTCCTTCTGCCTTAGACTTGTAACCGCTCGCTTCAACATTATATCCAACTGCTATACTGTTACTTCCAACTGTAGTATTTTCTTTTCTCCCAAGCGAAATACTCCCCGTAAACACCGGATTAGCAATTGGCGCGTATCCACTTAAATCTAACGTTGCTCCGCCAAACTTTTCCCACTCGCCATCTACATAGATATATTCCGTATATAAATTATTATCTTCTTCCTAAGAAGCTACAAAGTAAATAGTATTTTCTAATGGCTCTTCAATATCTGGTAAGCCAGTCTCACTATCTACTTGCTCTGATGTACATATTTCAATATTAATAGCATTAGAGTTATTATCAACCATACTCAATGGCGTCCACTACTTATTGGAACCCATCATATATACTTCCATGCCGCCAGAATCGCCTTGTATAACAATACATACTGAACCTAAAGTTTTATATCTAGATTCAATATTAGCCATATCAGCGGATGTATCGCATATATGCTCATATGTAATGACATTATCTTGCGTACCGCGCTTAGTCATTATATTTGCCATTTACATCCCCTCCTTATAACGCAATCCATTCTCCTTGAGAATTCGCCATATAAACTTCTAAACCGCCAGATTCTCCTTGTAATACAACACAAATTGACCCAAGGGTTTTGTATTGCTGTGGAATGTTTGGAACATCCGCGGCCGTATCACATATATGTTCATAGGTCATTACATTTTCTAAATTGCCTCGTTTATTCATAATATGTGCCATACTAATGACCTCCTAAAAAAATAAAGTAGAAGAGAGAATCCCTCTCTTCTACTATGTGCTTTAATATAACCCGAATTAATTCAATAATTTATTGATTAACCAATTTGGGTCAATTCCTTTTTGTTTTGCCATATTTTGGTATAAGACCTATAAATTTCCACCGCTTTTCATGAATTGTAATAGTTGTTGTACTTGAGGATTTTGCGCGGCAAGTTGTGCCAAATACTATTCCGCACTGCCGCTATTCATAAGGGTCTTCAAGTTATTGATATATTCCTCATTCAATTGCGGCTGTTGCTATATCTGCGGTTGGAATTGACCGCTTCGCATTTGACTTATTCTACTTGGCATTTACTTTCTCCTCCAATAAATTAAGTCGTTCAAGTATTAAATTCATATCAACCGGCGCCGGTTCTTGATGCGGCGTCACATCAAATGGTGTAACACTTTTACTTCCATTTGAATCTACTCTTATCCACCAAATGATATCCTTATCGGCATCAGGTAGATAAATTTCTCCTCCTCCAATAGGAAATTGCCATGCGGCATTTTCCCCGTGGATGGGGTCTGCTTTGTAAAACGGTAATCGCTGGCTAGGCCAATTAGTATAAGGACTATACCCCATACTATTGTTGTTGTTCTGGTTCCAACTACTCATTAAAGTTTACCTCCCCGTATTTGCGGCCGCACTTCGGGCAATATGCGCACTCCCGTAAATTGTTTGCGGCGTCAAAGAAATATAATGGTTCCTTCTCTTTTCTTTTCTTACTATCGTAACAATAGAAACATCCAATATCGAATACAAAATCGTCCATTATACAACCTCACTTTAATATTTTCTCTATAAGAGTAAGCGTTTCATTTAGTGAATTATACACTTCGCGCAAATCGCTTTGACTTATAGTAGATTGCGATTTAAGAAATTCTGATTTCATGTAACCTTCCATTTCAAGATATTTTATTTTATCCCACCCATCCGAACGTTTTTCTATTAGGTCTACCTCGGTAGAAATTGGAATTCGCTGTATTACTTGAGCATTGGTAGATGGTTGCGCGCGTAAGTTAACTGTTTTACCTGTCTTTGCTGTAACAACTAACTTGCTCATTCTCCATCACCGGTAAGGTTCATCTCCTTTACCTGAGCTTCGATTGCGGCATCTACTGCGGCTTCATCAAAGGTTAATCCTAATTTTGCTAGTAGTTTTTTCGCATACTCAAGTGCCCATGCTTTCTTGTCTGGGCCCATCTTTGGTCCGAGTAACTGTTCAGCCGCATATACTGCGATATGAACAATTTTCTTTAAAGTTTCAAGATGTTCGGCACTTACCTTACTGCGTAGGAATGGAATTCCGAAGCCGGTAATTAGACCGCCAATGATGAGAATAAGTCCTAAAATAATGTAAGTAATGTCGGTCATTTTCAAGACCTCCTTTTTTCTTTATTATACCACACAAAGTGGTACATTGTCAAATATTTAATTGGTACCGTCCCAAATTTCTTCTAATGGTTCGCGAGAATTATTTGCCGAAACTAAGCGGCAGTAAACATAGTCGATGTCAGCATTGTTACCATAACCGTAAGCACCAAGGTAAGCATGATAGGTTTGAAGCGCTGCAGCTTCATTATCTGCGCCTTCTGTGTCTTTTACTACAATACCTTTATTCCATTGACCAGTTGTTTTGTTGTGATATGCTTGTTGAACGAAATAAACATTGTTCATTGGAGTTTACCTCCTTTTATTTCTATATGAAATTTTGATTATTTTTGGGGTATAATATGACCATATTGTAACTTATGAAATTAATGTTCCTGTAAACAAATACCAACCGCCCCACGATTGAAAATATCTTCGTTTCAAAATTTTTATCACTCCACTTTCTGCATATGTAATAGTTTGAAACTTTTGTGCACCATTTCCAATTGTTATAGATTCTACAGTCGCATTTAAGTTAATTGGCGCATCTGTTGGTATGTTATTTGCAATATAATAATACATTCCATCTGAAATTGTATCTAAAGCATCAGAGCTTGTAAGACATGTTGAATAATTCAAGGCAGTAATCTGGTCAGAAAGTTCCTTACCTTTCGCCGCACTTAATGCTTTTGTGGCGCTTGTATCAGTCAATGAATCTGATACAGTAACATCATTTGTTAATGTAACTTTATTACCACTCCAACCAACAGTAATACCACTGCCTGTAATTTGTTTAATACTCGCTTCACGAGTAGTTACTGACCATCCACTCGTTTTATCTAATTTATAAATAAATACTTGGTCACCCATCTATGTAGCAGAATGAGAACTAACAGAACGATAATACTAAAATTCTACATTTGTAGGTGGGTCAGCATTTACATAAGCCATGAATGCCATACGAGTTTGCGCACCACTCGCGGGATTACTATTAGAAGATGCTTTACAATAAACGATGACATGATTATTATAAGCATTAATAAAATCACTCCAAGTAGAGCTACCATATGATAAAACTACCATTGGCATCCCGCCATCTTTATACGTGCCATCACCCGCAAGGAATTTATTTTCATCACCTGCGGCTGGAGCCGGAACTAAGCCAGATGTACCTGCAGTAGACGCAGACGCACCAGTCATTATACTATAAGTTGTATCAACCGGTACTTTCCATGTTCCATCTTCACATAGGAAAGCTGTTGTTCCCGCAGTAGTGCTTGGCGCAGGCACTAATCCTGCGGCCGCAGTACTACCAGATGGAACAAAAGTAGATAAACTTCCTGTAATAGAAGCTCCAGACCTATCATGTGCCGTATATCCAGATACTAAAACATCCGAAGTAACAGTATCTGATGAAATATCCATTATAGTTTGATTACCAAACTCTACCTTATTGACATATTGATTATTTGCCATGCGCTATCACCACCTATTAGGCGGATACTGGCGCAACGGTACCAATTGTAACGGTTTTTCCACCTGCTGCATTGTCAGTTTCGGTATAGGCAATCGCGCTTACAGTTACCGCGCTAAAGCTATTATAATCACCTAAATCAGAAGGCTGAACTGTTTGTGAAGTAGTATAAGGTGTAAGAGTTGCGCTGGTTGCCTTTACACTTTCAGAGCCACTCATACTACCTTCAATACCAAGAATAGTGACCCCGCTACGAATATTAGAAGAAATTAAAGCCGCTTTATCAGCAGAGCCTAGTCCAGCGTCACCACTACCATCATGGTAACCAGCAGGAATAGTTACTGCCGTATCTCTTGCGCTAATGGTTAAATGTTTTTCACCCTAATTATTCATAGTACCGGTAATCTTACTGCCATTTTTATAAGCAGTCTTGCCGCTTAAGATATCGTCCGCACTAGCATCGGCATCACTAGTATCCGCGTCATATGTACATGTACCAGTTGTGCGCTCGCCAGTAGGTAAATGAAAATACTTACCATTTAGCACGCTCGCTCTAGTAACATCATCACTTGTTAAATCAATTAGCGTATCACCGCCAAATACAATCTTATTTACATAAGTATTACTCGCCATAAGATTTCACTCCTTATCCTATAGTGACGGTTTTGCCGCCAGAATTATTATCTACTACATGATATGGGATTGGCTATATTATTATATTATCCTATAATATAGCATTTTTTGTTTGAAGAATTTGTTCCACTAAAGGTAATGGAGTAACATCATACTATCCTTTATAGACTTCAAAATCATCTATTGAAATTATCTCATTATTTTCTAGATATGCGCCAAAATGCGTTTTAAATTCCTCTAAAGTCCCATTGTATCCTGTTTTTGCGGCAAATTCATATAGTCTTTTACATAAAACCATCAATTCTGTATGTTCCCAAGGATATATATATGGTTTCTCTGCCGCAATAGGGGTAGGAGGGGTAATAAACCGTTTAGTAATAGCTTCCATATAACCCCTCCTATATATTAAAATTGTAAGAATTTGGACATCATATATCCTGTTTTACCTTGATATTTAACTTTGACCCATTCGGTGTCATCAAGTAATTGTACGCGCTCACCAGTATTCACACGCATAATTACTGTTGCGCTGGTGGACGGCGCGGCACGTAATGCTAGTCTTGTGCCAGTTACAACCGCACTTTTAGTATTAGATGGAGTTTCTTCTTGCTTTTCTGGAGTAGAAGGAGTAGTATTAGCATTGCTATAATCCACACCTTTTAACTCGCCCCATTCAGCCCACTTGCTATTAGTAATATCAGAAGTACAAACACCAGTGCTTTGACCGGATGCTTCAATAACTTTTCCATTCCCAATATAAAGTCCAACATGAGAACGATTTGAGCCATCTTTAAGCACGAATACTGCGGTGCCTGGCTTTAGCGGCTGCCCATCAGAGCGTTTACCTTTTACTAATTTACCTTTGTCAGTACAATAAGATTTCCACATGGTATTAGAGCCATGATACATAGAACCACCAAGTTCTTTGAAGGCCCAATAGAAAAGACCGGAACAATCGGTTACCCAATGTCCTACCCATTTGCCGCAATAAAGAGCATTATAGTATTGTGAATCGCCCTTACCGGTCGTCTTCCAATTCTCACCATACTTATTCTTCATATAGTTTACTTTCTAATTCTGTAACGCTTGCGTCCACATGGTATGCCATGTATTTAATACATAACCCCATTCGTTATCTAAAGCATATTGGAATTTGGCAATTAAATCACCCGTTGTAATCTTCGCTGCCATCGTCCTCACCTCCATCATCATTTTCCTCGTTTTCTTCATCTTCAACAACTGTCTTTACGCCTTTAAATAAAGATTTAAACCATCCTTTATTGAAAGCAGTAAGAACAAATCTATCGCTGAATATGTACTTCTCACCTAAGCTATTAACGAGATAAGTTCCTACGTTTACTAACATAATAGTATCTAGTGCGCCCAAAGTAGACGCAATTTCTGCCGCGGCCTATGGCACTAGAGCCGCCGCGAGTAAGACACAAAACCGATATGTGGCCCAAATATAACAAATAAAACGGCTTAACCATTTACTGTATTGTAATGCGGCCTTAATAGTTCTTCCACTCATAGTACCATCTCCTTTTTATTTATAATGGGGTTTTTCTTCCCCAAACCATTTCCATCTTATTGCGTCATCCATAAAGATACATAGCATAGATAGAAAATACCATGCTATACAAAATAAGACGCTACATTGCGCCCAAAAGAAAGGTAATACATTATAATGCCAAACGTTTAGTCCAAGCCAAACATTAACAATTAATCCTGTAATACCCTCACCAAGTGTTGCTATTATCATACCTATACCGCACTATAACCACAAAGGCATTTCCCACGGAATACATTCATTAATGCCGCCAATCAGTATACCAACCATACCGGCAAGAACGAACATACTCCAGTGGGTTAAATGGCCTTTCCAAGCGCACTCTATACCAAAATAAACTGCGCCAAATATTATAAATAATATAGCTATTTTAGCTAATCGCTTTAAGAACATCAGATTGGAATTCTTCCGGTAGTTCCATACCATATGTAACTGCCGCAATCTCCTCGATAGTTTCTAAGCTATTAATATATGCCTTTAAAGCATTATAGTATGTGGTATGATACATTTTAAATTGAGTTGCGCCTGCGACAATTGTTTTGATTTCTGCGGCGCTATAGAACTTACAAATTTCACCATCAGCATGATAAGGAATAAGTTCTTGTGTTTCCGCCAGCGCGGATAAAGTAATTAAATTAAGTTGGTCTTGTGTGTCAAGAGAGAAATGATGAACTTCTCTATCGGATAATTCAATATCAAAGCCTGCCTCAATAATGTGACGACAAGTCATACTCATTTCTTGAATTTTTGAAAACCGAATAAACTCAATTGAAGTTTGTTCAATTGGGTCAACATATAGTTGAGTTACTTCTTCCTCTTCCGTCTACTGTTCAATAACAATTTCTTCTTGCGTTTGAAAAGCTTCTACAAAAGCATTGTATTCCTCTTCAGTAATATTAATAATTTGAACTTCTTTATATGAGGCACGCTATTTGATAGGCTGCATCCAAGAACTGCGATAAAATTGTCCTTTATATGTGGCATATTCTCCAATAGTTTCGTCTGACCGAGAATAGCAATCAACAATTGGAGAATATTTCATAAAATCATCGGATGTAATTACTCCAATGATTACATCATTATCTATTAATTTAAAATATTTCATAACTAATCCTCCTAAAAAGGAGGGGTGATATTTTCACCCCTCCATATTAAATTGTGAAAGCATAATCAAGGCTTAAGACGCCAGGCTGAGATACACTTTCAGCCGGTACAACTGTTGTGCCGCGATTATTAATATATACAATATTACTTTGATTTTGACTAGTCGCCGCAACAGAACGGGTACCATATGGTGTACTCTTTGTCCAACCGCCGTTATTTTGTGTATTAAAGATAGAAGTAGTAGAACCTTGTGCTTCGGTCTAAATACCATATTGTAAGATATCGTTTGCGGAGATATACATATATGCTCCTTCTGTACCATAAACTACAATATCATTTGGCTGTAAGTTAGATGTACCAATAAGCGTTCTAAAAGAACTATTAGTTGCATCTGCTGGTTGGATTTTAAATATACGCATAGGAGCCGAAGTAGACCAAGTAATTGGTTTGCCGCAGAAACGTAAATTATAATATGCTGAATCAGAAGAGGTCTGAGTCCAATGAGTTTCAGCGTTAGAATCATATTGATATACTATCATTGAAACCGCATCACCTATCCATGAATATGGAGTGATATCAGATGTAGTCCCATTGACGCCCGTTCTTTCGTAAACTGATTCAGGTTTATAATCTGCATTTGTACTGCCATTTAAGCTGCTAATAGATGGTACATACACATAAGATGGGTCTGTAAACTATAGACTGCTTAATCCAGTACTAATACTTTCAGTTAATAAATTATATTCACTGACATAATTCTTATAACCAATTCTTGGAGTACTTAATATTGCCTATAATCTAATTGGTAAACCATTAAATACTCTATTGTCACAGAGATTCTTAGCTGTTGAGTTACCCCAACCTTCTGTTACAGTAGTACTATAGTTACCTTGTGCGAATCTAGTAGAAGTAAATTTACCATAATTAGTACCGCTTATATTAGTGAGATAAACGCTTGGACGAGTTAAAGCAGCATTAGTTTCAGTATTATCAACTGCGGCAAGTATAGCCGTCATATATTCATGAGGCCATGCCGCGAGTTGTTTACATTCGCCTGCGCCTAAATCTTCATCCCAATACTTCATCCAATAAATAGTACCATAGGCACCTGCAGTATTATTATATTCATTGATAAATTTTGTATTACTATCATTTAAGTCACCACGTAGACGACCAATACATAATTTAGCATCACTTGTTAATACCGTTGCGTTATAAGTAATAGTCTAGACATTAATTGTAGAGCTTAATGTATTATTTCCAGTTATTTGACCAGAATAAATAATTATTCTTGGGTCATTTTTTGGATGTCTAATTACAATAATATTTCTACGATTTAATTCACCGACAGCGACAGATTTTGTAGTGTCGGAACTAAACATATTACCGTATCCAACTCTCGCGCCCAATGTGCCATAATTAGAATTGAAATTATTATATAGCGCAAATCCTGTAATACTAGTTCCCGCATTATCCTTATCATAGCAACCAACTAAAACTGCGGCATCTGCTGAACTAGTCTAAGTTTCATCAAACTAATAATCTATTACTAATGTAAATCCTGTGTCTACGGCAAATGGAGTAATATAAGAACTTCCATCCATTACCCATTCTCCAGAAGCGGAACTGCCGCTATTAAAGATTTTAACATTAGGACTATTAATTAATGTAGTACCACCACTTGTGCCATCAAATCCCATTCTATAATTGTATCTTAATTTAGATACGATATCCTT